CGACTTGCTGAGCACGAGTGGTGAATAAAGGTTGGTCAGAGCGGAGACTACCTGTGGGGTCAACTGCCCAGAAGATGAGACCATTTCTGTAATGCCAAGTGACTGAAGATGGAGTACAAGATATTTTAAGTCTCTGGGATTTGCGTTCTTCAACTGCGTATTTAATCCAGCTGTCCCAGCATCTGCTTGCGTATCCATTTCCTTCTTTCCCTTCAAGTGTTACAATCTCATAAAGGTTTGCATAACCATCACGATTGAATGTAGCAAAAATCAATGATACAACTTCACCATCGACTTCGTATGCCATTGGTGGTGCTTTGTCGTAGTTATGAAAACGATACCACAATGAATGTGCAGCCGATAAGAACTTTGTGTTCTTACCAGCTGGACTGTTTTTTATAAGGTCTTCTACTTTCGTAGAGTTAACTAGGTTCATAATTTTGATAGTCTACTGCATCAGCGACTACCTTTCGCTCCAAGTGCATTGTAAGATTCTCATCAAATGTAACATAGGTATTCATTGGAATATCAGTTGTAACTCCAACAACCCTTGCACGATCAATGATGTTCGATGTAGAAGTAATTATACATCCATTTACCAAAGATGTCAAGTATAATGGACGCTTACCATTGCGATATGCTTTTACTTTTCTATCGCTTGTAAGTTCAATAGCACCCATAGACATATGAGAAAACTCTGTGAGTGGATCGCTAGAATGCAAAATCAATTCACTGTCATTCTTGGTCATACAATCATAGCCATAAATCTGTTTCCAAAACTCTGGCAACTCTTGCGTAATAACTCCATTGTGAACAATAGATTTAGTATTGTTTGCTATGGGTTGATTATATTCCAGATCGCTAGTGCTGTAACGGCAATGACCAATAAGGTATAATATTCCATCTGAGTTCACCATATCCTTTAAATTATCATCGTGTAGATGAATGTCAACAAATTCATTGGCAGGTCTTGACTCTTTGATAGTAACAATTTCTTTGTTCCACTTCGGAAGATAAGACATACCTGTGGCATGCATTCCTCTAACTTTCGATTCGAGGAATACACGTTTGATCATTTGGAAGTCTTCCTTAGTCGGAGACTTCAGTACAACACCAATTACTGCGCACATTATCCGAAAAACTCCTCTAATGCACCAACCGTAGTAGTCTTCGGTGGATGATACTTGTTTAAGATTTCAGAACCAAGTTTTGATTCCAAATACGTATACCATTCTTTACTATCCCACATACCAGCATCGATACCATTCCAAAGGTTACGACCAATATGACCTGGATGTTCTTTGTTGAGTCTGCGTGATTCAACATATTCATAACGACAGTCTTCATATTCTTTGGAACCTAACTCAAGCATCTTCTCTCTGAAGTATACAACCAAAGAAATTCTTTCTGCTACATCATCGAGCAATTCAATCTGAGTATTACCATGCATAACTTCATGGTTATTGATTAGCAATAGATCTCCAGGTCTTGGATTAACAGCAACACGATACTCTGGTGCAACCAAATAACATCCACGATAGTTACCATTATTAGTTAGTGTCAATAGATTAGAAAGACCATTAGTGAAATCACCAGCATCAAAGTGGCATGCAGTACGGAATGATTTATTTACAGTGATAGTAGTGAATGGTGTTTCTGGAACTAAGAATCTTGGATCAAGTTTCTTAGCTGCTTCCATTTGATTGTTATAACGCCATGGAAGTAAATCTTTAAAACCTTTAGCTAACTGCTGTAGGAATGGAAATGACATAGCAAACTTCTCTGGTTCACGAGTAGTATATGATGTTGCACGACCATAAGGTAGTCGTGGATAACGATCGAACCAACCAGCAATACCAGACATAACACCATTGGCATAGGTTGTTGCACAAACATACTTATCAGAAATACGTTTCGCTTCAGCCATCATTTCACTGTTGGAAAGAACCTTAGTTGCATCAACCCAATCTTCAAATACAAAGTTGTCTCTCTTAACTGCTTGAATACCCCAAACATTATTACGAGTTGATGGTGCTTCTTTCTTGCTCTTAAATTCATTACGAATAGTTTCAATTGGGTCTTCACCATACAAGTTTGCGCCTGGATTTGTGAAGTAATCAATCACTGCATATTCATATTCAGTAACCCACTCACGATTACCTAACTTCTCTGCTCGTGGACCAGCAGCCATTCCTCTGTTTTGAGTTTCGATTGCTGCTTCACGCAGACCAACATATGCTTGATCTTGTTGCTCTTTTGAGAAATAGTTCTTACGAAACTTCAAGATAATTCTCTCTTCAGAGTATGTCATCTCTGGATGTCCTGGGATTTCTGGCATATAAACATCACAGTCTTCCTCAATGAGAAAGTCATAGTGACTCTCATCTGGAAACTGACCCAGCATATGAGACATGTCGTGTTTTTGTTTTGCTACAATTACCTTTACCATTTCTTTCTCCTAAAACTTAAATCCTTCAAAGCCTTCTGCTTTTTGTCTACGACCAAAGTTACTCTTATCAAACATTGGAGTATCATCATCTTGTCCAGCATCTGTCAGTCCAGTCTGCGCTGATGCTTCTACATCATACAATTTCATCTTGGCTCTATCAATTCCGATGACAAATCTCTTATAGAAACTTGGATCGTTATAACGATTCTTCAACTGCTTAACAATAATCTGATTCAATCCTTCGAGTTCTTCATTGCTGACCAAAGCAAACATAAAGTCAGCTGTCGCTGGCAAACCAAAAGATTCTGAGGTATCCTCAAGTCCTGGATCTGAGTTTGTGAAACCAGATCGAGTTGTTTGAGTTGCTGATACGATTGGTACATTATATTCAACTGCCAAACCTCTCAACTCTTCTGCGATTGCCTTAATATATGTATAAGAGTTAATACTTCCACCCTGCTTCATACGTTGGCTTGAACAGATATTCAGATAGTCAATAAAGATAATGTCAGGTTTAAACTCTCGTTTAAGTTTCAATTCTTCCAACAGTGCTCTGAAGTGCCCAGCATGAGCACTGGCTGTTGGATATTCTTTGATGATCAATTTACCTTTAGTCTTGTTTGTAATCTTATTGATTCTAGTTTCGTAGATATCTCTATCAATTACTTTAAGTTCATCCATAGTCAGGTTCAATAGATTAGCGTCAATACGTTCAGCGATTCTTTCTTCTGCCATCTCCATTGTTATGTATAAAACATTCAATCCCTGATTCAAACAAGCACCAGCCACATGACACATGAACAAAGATTTACCAACACCTGTACCAGCCAGTGCGATGTTTAGAGTTTTCTTACTCAATCCACCTTTGGTGATTTTATTGAACATCTCCAAGTCGAAAGCAATCTTCTCTTCCACCCTATGATAAAAATCATACCTCTCATTATGATCATCCAAGTAATCATGACCGATATGATTGTCAAATGAAACGGCAAGAGCATCAGAAAGAATATTAGGGATAGCATCTTGTGTGTGATGTTTGTCGTTACCGTCAATGATCTTAATTGAGGAGAGGATTGCATTATAAACTGCCCTATCTTTACAAAACTTTTCAGTGTTGGTCAACATCCAGTCTTCATTGACTGGCTCAGTACTGAGGTTGGTAATATACTCATTAATCTCACCCAACTCTTTGTCACTAAGATCTTTCCTATTGCTAACTTCGATTGACAGGATTTCTTTTGTTGCAGGTTTGTTATACTTGTTAAAGAATTCTACAATCTCTTGTGCTACAATAACTTCTTTACGATCTGAAAAATACTCTTTCTTTAGAAAAGGAATTACCTTGCGACAGTACTGCTCATCATTTACTAGATTGCTCAGAATCTTCTGTTCTATTCTCATCAACTCCGCCTGTGTATGAAATGCTGTTTTCTGCTATACCTTCGTGGATCAAATCTGTTAGGATGTCACCAATGTATCGTTCGAAGATTTGAATATCAAATCGCTTATCTGCATAATCTAAAATTTCGTATTCAAATTTCAATTTTAGAGTTGAGTTTTCCTCATCAGGAATAAACTCAACTTTACCATAAGTGTATATTATACCTGAGTATGGCTCAGATGTCAACTTAATAGCATCGTTGCCAGTTCTTCTATTCTCAACAACTACATATTGTTTCAAGGTTCAAACTCCAAAGCAGCAAGTGTTGCATCTAGGTCATCAGCTTGAATCATATCAGTCTGACCCATTGAGTATTTGTTCTTTACAAAGTCATAGAAAGATTTGTCCATTAGAATTGGCATCCAAAATTCTTTGGAGTTTGTATCTGCAAGACGATACTTCTTATCTTCTACTTCCCCAGTGTCAGGATTGCACTTGGCGTACCATCCATTGGATGGTTTAACCACATGTTTGGATTCAAGAGCAATATCAAGTAGACCAGACCACTTACTAAGACCACCATCAAAAGATACGCTAACAGGTATCTTAGATTTTTCTTTGACATAACGACTCTTCTCAACATTGATAATAAAATTGTAACCAGTAACTTCAGTTCCATCTTTCTCTTGCTGACGACCAAGAATAAAGATGTTGTCCGCTGAATAG